CCACCGCGGTGATTTGTCCTACACCACTACCTCCAACTGCTGTAGTTACTGAGTTAAATATAGGATTTGAATCGACTCTGTTTGGAATGACTCCAAGAGATTCACCATTGTAAAGTAGAGCACCGTTAACAGATTCTAGTGAATAAGATTCGCCAGCAGCGGCATCTCTGAGTGTAATTATTGGAGTATCAAATGTCAAGCTACTAATTGAGCCCGCATACTGCATACCCGTTGAAAGAAAATTTACAAAGGTACTTGAAGAACTGATTGTATCTGCTCTAACTGAAGTAAAATAAATATTCGAATTGATACATGTTCCACACCCATTTCCAACAAATGTACTTGTCAAGTTAATATCGTTAAAGTACAACATTTGACTTGATGCATAGAGTCTGTTTACGACCCATGGATACTGAATATCTCCAAGGCCAATCGTTGAGACATAGATGTTGCGTACAGACATGAATCGTGCATTAATCATACTTGTCGAAATATTACTTGCGAAAAGGTTTGTAGTTGAAATTGTGTTTGTAACAAAGAGTGTGCTCAAGGTAAGAGAACCGCTTGCAGTATTGTCTGTTAGAATTAGATTGCTGTTCAAATATAGTAGTGATCTATTATAATAGATATTTCCTAGATTAGCATTACTTGACTGGTCAAAGAGTGTAATAGTAGAAGCAGTAAGAGCTCTTGCAGTCACTGTAGGAACTGTGAGAATATTTGAGTTGATATTCACTGGGCCAGTAATATTAACGGCGCCAATAGTACTTACACCAACAGTTGTAAGAAGACCACCCACTGCGGTTCTACCATTCAAGAATGAATTTCCAGAAACTGTCAAGGTATTTGTACCACTGACCAAGATGGAATCTGCAGTCAATGTATCAACATCAATGTGTCTTGTTGAGATAGATGAAGGCCCCATAACGGACACCTTTACTGAATCTGTTTGGGTCTCACCATTACCAAGGGCCACGAAATTTGTACCATTATGTGCAATCGCATTTCCTACATAGGCTCCATAGTATTCAAAGGGTGTTGCTGGTAGAGAAACCCAGTTTGTACCATCTGTACTGTTCAAAACGGTTCCACCATTGATGGATCCTGCTCCAACAGCATGCCATTTGTTATCCGCCCATGCAGCATCATTTCCAACAATACCAATGAAGCCACCTGAGGTTGCGGCGGAAAATGATGCTGGACTCGACCCACCAGCATTAAAAATGGTATTTGTTGCGCCGAAATTGGTTTGACCAAGAACAATCCACTGTGCAGCAGCTGGAGCAGAAGCATTGTATGAAACACCTTTTCCTGTTGCCAATGCAGGATTTCCAATTGAAGTCCATGTTGCAATTGATGCGCCTCCACTTGATCTCACAATACATCCTGCTGGATTTCCACTCGGTGTTCCTACTGCAACAATTGCAGTTGGACTAGCGGCAACATCATAACCAATACTGAGTGCTCCACTTGCTCCAATAGCTGACCAATTGGATCCATCAGAACTTGATTGGATAGAACGATTGGGGATTCCATTGCCATTACCAACAGCAACCCACACACTTATTCCAGAAGGACCTAGTGAAGGGGCCCAAGCAATACCGTAGACAGGATTCGCAAACCCATTGGCGGATCCAGTCCAGTTGGAACCATCTGTACTTCTCTGTGTGGTTGCTGATGGAAATCCAGAACGACCGCCAGCCATGAAAATTGTGCCGTTAAAAGCGACTGAATATCCCTCAAAGACTCCTTCATCATTATCAAATCCGCCATTGCGTGCATCAATCCAATTGATTCTATCTGTAGAATATTTAAGAGTTCCTTTGGCATAAGAAGCAGACCCTGCCGCTACCCAAATTCCTAAGCCAAATGCAATACCATTACCACTATTCAAAAATCCATTAACTACTGGATTAGTCCATGTAGTTCCATTTGCACTATAAGCGATATTGTTATCTCTGGCCGCATAAGCACGCAGTGATACAATAGAATCGCCTATAAGTGAATTTGTAGAGATAAATTGTGTATACGTAGAAGCCATATATGCACCACTTTGAACGGAAAGTGTACTTGTGACAAAGCCTTGTGTAAATCCTCTAACTGTGCTAAAGAGCTGGCTGGAACTCACATAGCCAATGCCAGAAAGGCCCTGAATTGTACTTGTGACCTGAGTGGAACTCACATATCCAATGCCAGAAAGGCCCTGAATTGTACTTGTGACCTGAGTGGAACTCACATAGCCAATGCCAGAAAGCCCCTGAATTGTACTTGTGACCTGAGTGGAACTCACATAGCCAATGCCAGAAAGCCCTTGAATTGTACTTGTGAGCTGGCTGGAACTCACATAGCCAATAACAGAAAGGCCCTGAATTGTACTTGTGAGCTGGGTGGAACTCACATAGCCAATGACAGAAAGGCCCTGAATTGTACTTGTGAGCTGGCTGGAACTCACATAGCCAATGCCAGAAAGCCCCTGAGTTGTACTTGTGAGCTGGGTGGAACTCACATATCCAGCTGTTGCAAGATCACGAACTGTACTCGCAAGCTGCGTGGAACTTACGTATCCTGCTGATCCAAGGTTGGCAACTGTACTTATAATCTGTGTTGAACTAATAAAGTTTCCTGAAGCAAGATTAGCAATTGTGCTTGCCAACTGTGATGAGCTTATATATCCTGCCATTCCAAGATCGCGAACTGTACTGGCAAGCTGGCTGGAACTCACATAGCCAGCTGTTGAAAGATCACGAATTGTACTGGCAAGCTGGGTGGAACTCACATATCCAGCTGTTGCAAGATCACGAACTGTACTGGCAAGCTGGGTGGAACTTACATATGTAGCAAAGGCGAGGCCAGTTGTTGTGCTTGCAAGTTGAGTTCCAAGATAGCTATTTACAATAATATTATCGCCATTAATTGCAAGATTTCCTCCTCTAGCATAGACACTGTAAATCGTATTTAGAGCAAGTGTATCTCTGAAATTAATTGTTGATGTTTCTACTTGATTTGTACTTACCGTAAATGTATTAAACTGATTTGGTTGGGTAAGAGAGAGTGTTCCTGTAATACTAACTGTACTCAAAGTTGTATTTCCCTGTGCATTAAATGATCTACCAAAGACTGTAAGGTTTCCTGAGCTAATTACTCCAGCAAGAGTGGCTCCTGTACTCAAGTTCTGAATAAAGGTTGAGGAAGAACTTATTGTCTCAGCATTGAGTGTCTTAATATCAAAGCTTGACGTAAGTGAGACTAGCGTTGAAATAAGTTGACTAGAACTTACATAGCCAGCTGTTGCAAGATTACGAACTGTACTGACAAGCTGGCTGGAACTCACATATCCAGCTGTTGAAAGATCGCGAACTGTACTGGCAAGCTGGCTGGAACTCACATATCCAGCCGTTGAAAGATCGCGAACTGTACTGGCAAGCTGTGTTGAGCTTACATAGCCAGCTGTTGCAAGATCATTAACTGTACTGGCAAGCTGTGTTGAGCTTACATAGCCAAGTTGGGAAAGGTTATTAACTGTACTTAAGTGTTGACCACTACTCACATAGTTTGTCAAGATAAATGAAGTAGTACTTGCAAGTTGTGTTGAGCTTACATATCCAGCTGTTGCAAGATCGCGAATAGTACTCGCAAGCTGTGTAGAACTTACATAGCCAAGTTGGGAAAGGTTATTAACTGTACTTAGGTGTTGACCACTACTCACATAGTTTGTCAAGATAAATGAAGTGGTACTTGCAAGTTGTGTAGAACTTACATAACCCACTCGAGAAAGGTCATTAACCGTACTTATAAGTTGGCCAGAACTTACATAATTAGTTAGAAAATAGGATGTTGTACTTGTTAATTGGGTTGAACTCACATAATTTGCGTTTCCAAGACCACCAACTGTACTGTGAAGAAATCCGTCAATCGCTGTAGAACTAACATAACCAGCAGTTCCCAATCCCGCAACCGTACTATTAAGTTGAGTTGAACTCACATATCCAGATATTGCAAGGTCACGAATTGTACTAAAGAGCTGGGTAGAGCTCACATACCCGCCCGTTGCAAGATCACGAACAGTACTTGTAAGTTGGCTTGAACTTACATATCCACTTGTTGCAAGATCATTAATGGTGCTAAAGAGCTGGGTGGAGCTCACGTATCCACCGGATGCCAAGTCTCTTACAGTACTGTGCATGACGGGCATTGCAATACCTCCAACATAGTAGAGTCCACCATCACCATCTGTAAAAGCAACATTACTTGCAGGAATGATAATACTACTTATAAGTGATGAAGGGGTGAAAAATGTTGTATTATACAACTCCTTCAATTTAGGCTGGTTTATCGCTGGCATTCTATTCCATTGACAAGTTTTTAAAAGTAATAGACGACGCTCCTTCTAGGGAGTCTTCTATTACCCTGAAAACGTAAAGTTAAATACAGTTTATCTTTACGTTTTATATTTAGTAACTGGCGGTACTGGTGTTTGGATATTTAATTCAGAATTGTAGAAGTGGTTGGCATCAATGTAAATGTATAATTGTTTTCACCGGGAACGTAAATATCAAAGAAATTGCTAGAATTATTTGCAATTGTGGATGAATAGAGAATAGAAACTTCTAAATGAAAATTTGATGTAAATGGAGGTATTTGGTACTGAGAGCCAAATTGCTGTGGAACAAACATGAACTTTGTATGAACATCCATATAGTTACTATTTGTAAGGCGTGTTGTTGTGGTTCTTCCATAGGATTGATTTACACGTTCATTAAAAACACCAACTGTACTAACCCAGAGATAGCGATTATTGGTACCAACATAAATAGAATACTGTGATTCAACAAAGACATTGTACTGTTTACTATTAATCATATCGCTAAACACTGGACCAAGGTTCACTGGGGCGGTTTTTATAACTTGTGGATAATTGGAGCCGACTGAAGTACTAATCCATGTTTGAGTTGGAATGGTTGAAACAAAGGATTTACCAAGATATGCAACTGTGCTCTTAAGACGTGTGTCTAAAAACGATGTAATAGATGTTGAAAATGTGGATGTATCTGGAAACTTTAATGCAGTTGTATAATCATAAAAAGAGTAGGGTGTTAAAAATCCATCCGTTCCTGTTACTAGCATAGTCATGGAAGAATATGTTGAGGTTGCGTTGCTAAGAGGAAGTGATCTATTCCAAGTAAATGTGTCAATATCAAACGACCCGGAGGACATTTCTTCTAATTTGCCCGTGCGAATTTATAGATTCTAAAAGGCGCAACGTCTAGCAGGAGAGTTCATGACTCAAGGTGGCGGTCTTTTACAGCTCGTTGCAGTAGGAAAACAGGACGTTTTTCTAACAGGGAATCCCAGTGTAAGCTGGTTCAAACAAGTCTATAGAAGACATACAAACTTTGCCATCGAAGCACAGCAAATGTACTTTGACGGCTCACCCAACTTTGGTCAAAAGATTACATGCCTAGTTCCTCGTTTCGGTGACTTGCTCGGTCCTTTGTTTCTAAAAGTTACACTTCCTCAGCTATATTTCAGTCCGAGTTCCTTCAGTCCCCCCAAAAGTGGGGTCAAGGTTGGGTATGTAAACAGCCCTGGTCATGCCCTTATTCAAGAGATTAGTGTACAAATTGGCGAACAAGAGATTGATAAACAAACAGGTCAGTGGATGGAGATTTATAGTTCCTTGGTCACGGATGCTAGTCAACAAGAAGGCTTTCGTCAAATGATTAGTCAGAAACCTGGCTATCCATTCATTGATTATGGAAATAATATTCCTGACTTGTCTGGGGCAACAAAAACCGTGCCAAAGGCAACCTTTAGTCGTCAAAATGGTGGTGTGAATGTTGATGTAAGTGGTCTCAACGTTGATATTGACGGAAATGTGTTTGTTCATCCAACAACAAAGTATCCGCAAACCTATGATGAGCCTATTATGGGTCCTGTGTCAATGTACATTCCTCTTCGCTTCTGGTTTAACAAAAATCCCGGGCAATATTTGCCTCTCTTGGCGATGCAATATCACCCTGTACGAATTAATGTTACACTTGCTCCACTACAGAACATGTTTTATAGCAAGAAACTATATGATTCTGAAACGGCTGGAAATGCGCTTTGTAACGCTGGACTCAGCATAGAACCTGCGCAACCAGATATTCAACTCTATGGAGATTATGTCTATTTGGATGTTCCAGAACGTAGAACCTTTGTTAGTAGTAAGTTAGAATATCTTATTGAGCAAGTTCAATACTCACCCCCCTTGGCAATTCCCGCCAATTCTCTAAATGCTTCTCTACAACTCAATTTCAATCATCCTATCAAGGAATTTATTTGGGTTATTCAAAGAAATGTTATGCAGAATCGCCACGAGTATTTTAACTGGAGTAGTCTTGGATTCTATGAAATTCAAAAGGCAAGTGAACAAGGAAAACCAGAACCAGGAAATCGTAGTGACTTGATTGTAGATGCCAAAATTCAACTGGATGGTCAAGACAGATTTGGAGCCCGTGAAGCCCCCTACTTTCGTCTAGTTCAACCCTATCAACGCCACACTGCAATTCCTGCAGATCGCTTCATCTATATCTATAGTCTTGCCTTGCGCCCTGAAGAGCTTCAGCCTTCAGGAACACTCAATGCAAGTCGCATTGATTCGATTGTTCTTCAATTGACTGTTCAGCCTGGAGAACCTAATGGAACAGTCTCTTATGGAAATATGACTGCATTTGTCTACGTTGTAAATTATAATGTTCTTCGCGTGATTGATGGTTACGCGGGTCTACTCTTCTCTGTTTAATCATCTTACAGGATTAGGAGAGACTCATGAGCTCAGGGAGTCTATTTGACTATACTCAACGAGCCTATTGGGGCGGACCATGGTATTCATATTGGACGCTTATTGTCATAAGTATCTTTGGAGGTCTTTTTGGCCTAGATCACTTCTGGCTCCGAAGCCCATCCACTGGATTTGCAAAGGCTATCTTAAATATATTAACACTTGGCCTATGGTATGTCTATGATCTTATACAAATTCTCGGTGAAAAAGACTCTGTTATGAAAAATGGCTTGAGTATTCCCATAGTGGGTGCTTCTGGAATTGGTTCTGGGATGTTTGTTGATGACCAACCAGGAACACTTACATCAAAATCTCCCCTCCGATACATGGCCTATCTCTTTCTCATTCTCTTGCCATTTGGATTTGATATGTATATTGCTGGTGATACCTATGGTGCACTTGGAAAATTCTTTTGTGCAATTAATCCCTTCTTTTGGATTATTGCCTTTATTTGGTATTGGTTAACAATTGGACAAACTATATTTACACCAAAATCAATCTTTGAAACTGGAACAACACGCATGTTTCCATTTACATGGATTATGAGTCCAAATGGTCATTCTATTCTTGGTCCAAGAGAAATTCCTACACCAACAGGAAAATGTGATGATAAGGGGATTCTGGGTACCGTTGCAGGAACTGTCGGTTCAGCAATTGGTCCAGTTGTTACTGCTGTTGTTCCTGGTCTTGGTCCAGCAAAGGCTGCTGCTACCGCTGTTACAGGAGTTGTGGAACATGCTGCAAATTTTGCTTCTTCGGTGATAGAAGCAACAAAGGGACCTGCAACTCATGCTACAGCCGTTGCTTCTAGCTTGGCGCAAACTGTTCCAGGGGCAGTATCGGCAGTTGGTAGTACTGCTGGAAAAGTGGGCTCAGAACTTCAGAAATACTCTACTGAAGAAGGATTGAAGAATATAATAAAGTCTCAGAAAGGTGGCTTCGGTGGTAGCGATTCAGAGTCAATTGCCCTCCTTATCTTCTTTTTAACTGTGCTTGGGTTTGGTTCAGCATTTGCCGCTGCTCGTTTAAACGTAGCGTTTCCTTTCTTTCGTAGAACAGATGGACAAGAACGGAATGATTCCCCTCCAAAACCACATGGACTTCGAGGCAATGCTTCGCCCAAGAAGGCCAACTGAAGAGGGTTTCTTGGGAAGCTATGATAAGTGGGTTGCAGTCTCCTTTTCTGCCTCATGGTGTGGACCTTGCAGAAATATTGATAAGAAGAAGCTTGTTGAACTAACACCTGGCATTAAGTGGTATGCCGTGGATGTAGATCAAAATGATACAACTCTTGGCTATTGTGGTCTTCAGAGCATTCCTTCATTTGTTGTCTTGAAGGATGGTGTCTTTTCTGGTCGTAAGCAGGGTGCTGGAAGTGTTGGGGAGATTCTTCAATGGCTTTCAGAATCTGGGGCGCCCGTGAAGGGTAGCTAACCCGTTAAGGGTAGCGGACCCGTGAAGGGTAGCTAACCCATTAAAGAAGTTTAATCTAGACAGATAATAGAATGGCCAATAGAATGACCAATAAAATGGCTCACTCCAAGTATGACATTGTCATTGTTGGAGGGGGAATTTCAGGACTTTATGTTGCCCGAGAATTGGTAAAAAAAGATCCCAAGTCATCAATTGTAATTCTTGAAAAATATAACACTATCGGTGGGCGAACATTGACCTATAATAAAGATAATCATCACTGGGAAAATGGAGCTGGACGTGTAAGAAAGTCCCACAAACTTGTTATGAACTTATTAAAAGAGTATGGGCTAACATGGATTCCAATTGGAGATGAAACCGAGTATGTCGACAAAGAGCGTGTAAGAAATATTTTTAATGAAGTCTTTGTTCCACTTTACATTCATCCTTTGAAACAATTATCACCAGATGTTTTGGCAAATCATACAGTCGAACAACTCTTACAAAAGACTCTTGGGTACACAAAGGCCGCCAACGTATTAGGTTACTTTCCCTATTCTGCAGAAGTAAACACACTCCGCGCAGATTTAGGAATTAAGGCATTCGATAATGAAATGGGTTCTAATTCTGGATATGGTATAATCAAGGAAGGATTTAGTGAACTTATAAATCGTATGCGTAAGGAGCTAGAGGATTCTGGAGTAAAATTCTTAACTAAACACACACTCTTAGATATTCAAGAAAATACACTCATTGTTGATTCTGGAAAGTCACATCCTATACATATTTCGGCAAAGACATACATTCTTGCACTTCACAGAGATGCGGTTGCAAAACTACCCGTCCTTTCTAAATGGAAAACACTCAAATATCTTAAAATGAAACCCCTATTACGAACATATGCAGTCTTTGATACACCATGGTTTTCTGGAATGAAGTCCATGGTAACTCCTCAACGGCCACGTTATATCATACCTATCAATGACAAGGTTATTATGATTTCTTATACAGATGGTGATGATTCTAATGCCTATAGAAAGATTCTTCGATTAGGAGAAAAACATTTAGAAAAGGCTATACTTTCTGATATTAGAAGACTCTTTCCAGATATAAAAATTCCAGATCCAGTCTTTTTTAAGGCTCATCCATGGGATTCAGGATGTACATATTGGCTCCCTGGTTCTTATGATCCTGAAGAGGAATCTAAGAAGGCATGTCATCCTTTACCTAATGTCTGGCTTTGTGGTGAATCGTGGTCTATGAAACAAGCATGGGTTGAAGGAGCCTTGGAACATGCAGAAACTCTTTTGAGTGTGTTAGAGTAGTAGATGCAGTCAGACGTTGTAATTCAATTCTCTTAATCCCCATATTTCTCTCTTATAAATGTTATTGCGTCTTCCATCATAAATGTCACTTGGCAGTCGGCACATGATGCTTCCTCTCTTATCATGTAAAGGGAGTTCATCAGACAGTGTGTATGAACTTGATGCCTACAATGGAGGTCTGATATGGGGGCACCATTTAATTCCGACTGTTCAGGAAGCATTCTTCTCTATTCATCTGTTCTAGGGCATAGCGAGCATAAACCGTCGCCCGCCATTTGTAAAAATGATTTAGGTCTCCTTATTAGATGTTATTATTTACAATGTTCGTAGATAATGAATATACTGCAAAAAAAATGGAAACTGCTGCTAAGAAATTAAAATATAGGATGTTATGGCAATGGGTGAAAAATGGGAAGAAGCTTGTTATTGCGTGTGACTTTCACGACTCGACATAACGTCTAGTGCTTAACTTATCGCTCTAGCTATCAGAGTGTAGTGCCTAAATTCGGTACTCCACGGTAGTTCAAAATTAAGAACCCTTGAGGGTTCTTAAGTTTTGTACGTACCGGTAGTAGATGCAGTCAGACGTCCTTCCTTATACTGCATATGACAGCATGCAGTATGAAACTGTTCAACAAACACCTGATCCTCAAGGATTTGCTCGCAGAGACGCTCCTGCTGTTCAAAGTATTCAAGATCCACCTCCGATGCTACCTGCGCCCAATGTTGGCCAGCCAACAAAGAAGGTAACACAAAAGCTTCAGCAAAGACCTGAGCCAGAAGTACAAGGAACGGATCTTGAGTTGACTGAATTGGCGCCCAAAAAAGTTGGTGCAGATATCAGTAATTACAAAAATGTATCCGATTTAACGTATATCTTTCTTGCGGTTCTTGCAGTAGATGTTATTGTGATCTTCCTTGTTCGTTTCTTCCCAGATATATTTGGTTCACCTCTCAATCGTTGGTACGACCTTTTTGGACTCAGTGCAGTTCTTTCTGATGTTCTTATCATAGTTATTGGATTCGCGATTGCTCGTTATATCTATACACTCTGGGTAAAGAATAAGTTTGCAGACGGAAAATGGTCTCCCGCCTACTTTACAGGTACCCTTGTTGGAACACAACTTATCCACGATCTCTTATTCTATTACGGAGTTATTACACAGGTTCCTCGTGGCCACAATACAATGATGGATGTCTTTAAGGATTATGCCTCAGCTGGACCAAAAATTCTTGTGGGTGATGCCGCCATGATGGTAGGGTCTTCTGTAATTGCAATTGCTCTAAAGGGACTTTCACCGCATCTTGTTGCTTCCTTTGGCCTTGTAGTTGCCTATGCGCTTCCCTATATTCTTTACACAAAGCCTGTCAATTAGACACGTAAAGAATACAATATAAATATTGCTATGACAAATTTTGTTGTAGTAGCAATATTTAAGAATGAAACTAAAAACTTAGTTGAATGGATAGAACATTACATTTGGCAAGGAGCTAAACATTTTTATCTATGCGACAATGATAGTAATGACAACCCATTAGAAATTCTACAACCTTATATTGATAAGAAGATTGTTACATACTGGATTGACACTAGACATCCTAGTAAGATGGGATATAAATATAACATTCAGATTGAAGCATATAAATATATAGTTGATAAAATACAGAATCTAGATATACCACCAGAATGGATTCTAATATGTGATTTGGATGAATTCTGGTATGGTAGAAAAACCACAATTAAGTCAACATTAAGTATATATCCAGAGTCTGTACATCTTATAATGATAGGTTGGTATACATTTGGTCCAAGTACTAATGATTTACATCCAGAGTCATTAAGAAAAGAATTGGTATATCGCAGAGAAATAAAGGGGAGTCCTAAATATATGTTTCGAACAATGAAGATAAATTATATGGATATTCATGCACATAATATAGACAATATATCATCTGAAAATACAATATGGGAAAATGACAATTTACAGTTAAATCACTATATATGTCAGTCTCGTGAATATTGGGAAACTATAAAAATACCAAGAGGATATATTATTGGAGATTTATCTGTATATTCCGGTAATTATTTTGAAGAAAATTCAGAAGGATGTGTAATTCTTGATAACGAACTTTCAAATCAAGTTAGTTCTTTAGTTGCTAGCTGATCTGCCATCCGATTTCCATCCCAAGGATGGCCTATCTTAGTTGTATGTGCTTGAACATGTTGAAGTCTGATAAAATGCTGTGAGACTTCAAAGAATTCAATCATAGGTTTCAAAAGATCCAAGTGTTCTAAGGGCTTGGATCCCTGAGAACGTTTCCACCCACGCGCCTTCCATTGAGGTCCCCATTCTGTAACACATTTACGCACATATTCAGAATCAGTCCAAATTGTAATTGGTCCCTTCAGTTGTCTTTGTTTGATTTCCTCAAAGGCCCGTGCCATTCCTCTGAGTTCTGCTCGTTGATTTGTTTGTGTTTCTGCAAGAGGAACAATTTCACTTATCCCGAAGGGCTTTTCTTCTAAATTCCAAAAGACAACTGAATAGGCTGCGCGGGCGACCTTTTTGCCATTTGATGGGCATGCACCGTCTGTAAAGATATGTAGCATTCTTCTACCGTCACGTATGATAAAATTACATTACTCCTTTCGAAAGGAGTATTTCAATTTTATATACTGAAGGTAGACATGGATACTCACGTTATATTAAACTTATTCCATATTATTTTAGTTGTCCCATTTTTTATATGGATTGGTGCTTCACGCGCCTCTCTTCCTGATCAAGCCTTTACAGTATGTTTTATGTTAGGTCTCTTTGTAACAATATATCATGCCTACAAGGCATATGTTCGTCTATCAACCATGAGTATCTTTCTTTGGGTTAACATTCTCCATTTTCTCTGGGTTGGACCTCTTTTGATGTATATTGGCGCAAACAAAAAAGAAACTCCACGCCCAGCCTTTGAACTCTTACTTCTTACTGGATTTGCAGCCTTGGGCTACCATTTATACGAACTTGCTGTTTACAATGATTTCATGTAGAAGCTTCTAGATTTACAAGCTTTACATAGAATCCGTGAACAGGGTGTTTTTCATCTGGCTTAATACAACTAAAGAGATGATAATTGAAACTGGGCTTACTTGCAAAGGACTTATTACAACATTTGCAAGAAAGACGAGTTTCCTTAGTTTCACTTACGAGCGCCTTATCAACAAGATCTTTCAGATGAATCCGCATAAAGTGGGAGATAATATTGCCCTTTCGCAAATCGTGAGTTTCACACTTGGGAAAGGGACACTTGAATTGTGTCTGACGCTTATCTAGCTCATCCTTATGACGAGAATTCATGTGATAATCTAAGAGTTGCTTCTGAATAAACTTACTATCACAGAATTTGCAAGAGTGCTTCAGTTCACCACCATGCTGGGTCTTCAGATGATAGTGCATTGTACTCTGAGGACCTGAGGTAAACTCACAATGATTGCAAACGTAAAGACCATCTGCATTCTTCTGATACTTGAGGACCATTCTAGTACCCTATTGAATAGTACTTGTGGGAATCAATTTTTTTTAGCAAGGTCTAAAGTAGTCCAACACCTTTGAGTAGGAAATGAATCCACGTATTCTAGTCTTAACTCTTGCAATTGGTCCTGATTATCGCAAGAAACTCGCAAAGGCACTCAAGTCAAAGAAGGACTATTGTGAACGTCATGGATACACGTATATTGAGGCACATGAAGAGGAATGGAATCGTGATCGACCCATTTCGTGGAGCAAGGTTCTTATGTATATCAAATATGCAGCGCAAGATTATGATTTTATCTGGTCTTCAGATGCCGATGTTTGGATTACAAATCCTGAGCTACGTCTAGAAGATCATGTACTGCCTTTACTACCTGTAGGTAAGGATCTTCTCTTAACGTATGATTCCTGCCAACACGTCAATGCTGGAAATATGATTCTTCGTTGCACACCCTGGATTGTTGATTTTTTCAAACGGGTCTGGGCTCAAGAAGACTGTATTTATCATATCTGGTGGGAGAATAAGGCGATTTGTAATCTGATGGCTTCAAATCCAGAGGATTGTGCGCGTATTGAATGTACCATGGAAGCATGGCGGTTCAATGCGTATTTAAGAGGTCATAGAGGGACTCGTACGTGGCAGAAGGGGGATTTCTTAGTCCATTTTGCGGGAGTCTATGATCCAAAGGCTATGGAGACTCTTATGGAGGCTATGGAACGTGGAGAAGTTCCTAGACTACCTATGTAATTTTACGTGCCTATCGAGATCCAATTAAAGTTGACAGGGGCTCCTGACACTGCAACAAATATGGAGCTTGTAATTGACGATGTCATAATATTACTTGTAAGAGCTGTATCTGTCAATGAAATAAGAACAATTGGTGCTACAGAATAAGGAGATGTAAATACAATGGTAGAACTATAAAGATTGTTTTCAACACTTTCAGCAGGGGTTAATGAGGTTCCAGACTTTATATTTGGAACAAGAGGGGACTCGTTAAATTTTAAAAGGCTTGAACTAATACTTAGTGTATATGTACTTCCGGGAACTGAAGAGTCTGTTATTAATAGTGTAGAAACTTTTACAGAAGGAACTTCTAAAATCGATGAAATATTTATACCTGAATTAAATGTAAGTGTGCTCGCATTCAATCTAGGAAAATTCTGAAAACTCATCCCGTTAATCTATTGGTATTTCCAAATTTAAGTCTAAAAAAATTATGCGTTCATATTAGAAATGAATAACTTTAGTTCAACTCGCCGTAACCGCCGTAATAATGTAAACATGATGGGTGGCTCTGCCAAGGCGGTCGGCTCAAAGGCGGAGGTCTTTCACGGAACGGCTCGCCACACTTCCGGTGGCTTGTACAAGAAGGATCTTGTCAAGACCAAGCGTGGTCGCATTGTGAGCAGACGTAAGCAAGCTGCGGGAAAGAAGGCTATCGCTCGCCTACGCAAGGCGGGCTATGTTGCCAAGAAGGGTAAGTTCACTCTCTTTACAAAGAAGTCTAAGCGTGGTGGCTCAGCTTCTGGTTTCTCCGATTCAGGGGCTCTTGGTGACATCCTTGCCTCCTTCAAGGGCGGTCGTCGCTCAGATTCTGATGCAGAAGCCTTCAAGGGTGGCCGTCGCTCAGATTCTGATGCAGAAGCCTTCAAGGGTGGCCGTCGCTCAGATTCTGATGCAGAAGCCTTCAAGGGTGGCCGTCGCTCAAATTCTAAACTAGACGAGTAACCGCCTTACTCCCGAATTAATAATGTTTGAACAATCGTAGCCAAGAGGTCTTTTCCTCTTGCCTTTGATTCCGTGGCATAATACCAGTATAAACATGCTTGCTTTTCTTGAATTGAACTGACAACAATCGTGGCCCCAGCACCCTTCAAATCCTTCAACGCGTCCTTCACATTAAAGTTTCTCATTTGTTCTGATGAAATCAATTGAGGAAGAACTGTATTAATCGCTTCAATAAGTGCATCATCAGACCCTCTTGAAGGTGGAAAGAAGGTTGCGTCAAAGGTAACCTGTGCTTGAGGAGGTGGAACACTAAGTCTCTGAAAACAAATAAATGTGGGGGCTTTGGCCCCTACACATTTCTGAAAGACTGCGGGTGGAATAATGAGTTCTGGTGTTGAAATAATAAGTGAGGGGGGTGGTTGATTCAAAAGAACTGTCAAAACAACACCCCAGTCTGTTGGAGTTGTTGGCATAAGAATAAATTCCCACTTGTCAACAAGCTTCCATGCCTCAGAAGAGGACGGTGATGTCAATAAAATACGTCTCTGAAAAGGTGGGGACTCTGTAAAACACTGCTCTTGAAACCCGGGTGGATATGAAATCTGATGATCTGGTAATAAAAACCATCTGATCCTGCTACGGTGTAAAGGGGATTCAAAAGCTTCGAGCTGTACAACGTTGGCCATCTTGTTTTATCACTAGGGAGAAGAGAGACCACAATGAACGCGAATCTTAAACTTATTCTTGTTGCTGTTGCCATATTTATATTAGATTTGCCCTGGCTCACACTTATCGGTGGAAATTACAATGCAGCCATACAAGCCATTCAAGGGGGGCGTGAAGTTCGTATGAGACCTATGGCTGGACTTGTGGTCTATCCAGCTCTTGCATTCTTGGCGCTAAAGACTCAAAGCCTCAAGGATGCATTCTTTACAGGATTATCAGTATATGCTGTCTATGACTTCACCGTCTTTGCTGCATTCAAAGACTATCCACTTTACCTTTCTGTACTTGATTCCTTATGGGGAGGTGTATTGTTTAGCGCGGTTTACTATTTAAGAGCGCGTTTTGGTTTATAATTTCGTTTTGTATTGGGATATACCCATCTGTTACACATATGGATTCCACGCCCATTGCAAGAGTGCTTGACGTTGTCGTGGACGACAGGTCAAATCTCCTGCTGGGCAATTCTTCTTGACTCCTCCAGAGTGGCGTGCAAAGGCCTTCCAACGTTTGATCTGAATTGCATCCAAGGTTGGAAGACGACGACCCATCCAATACCTGCAATACCATTGAAACCATCCTCGTTGGTCAAGATTAATGGCTGGGTCAGAGAGTCCTGGATACTGGGATGCAATTGCCTTGTGGGGAACCCAACCCTTTTTTTGCCATTCCTGGAGAGGCAACCGACTCTTTATTTTAAAAAGGTTGATTTCAATGTTGGGGCCACCTGGACTCAGTTTATCTAATGTCAAGGCGTCAATAAACCATTCTGAGGGAAACTCTGTCAAACAGTCGTTCAAATACTTGCCTTCAAAGGCCCCTAAACGAAGTATTTGACCCGGTGTAAAGTAGGGTTTGAAATCTTCTTGAAAGTTTGTTCCAGGGGCTTCATCCAGCTTGTAGGTGTAGCTTTCCATCTTGTTCTTTGCATGAATCGTATCCCCTTTCTTGAATGAGGATAAGGGTTTGCCTTTTGAATGTAAGATAGTTAACATGGCCTCGGGTGTCGCCATTCCTTCTTTAGTTGCCGAATAAAATTGAGTATACTTATTCACACATGAATAGCAGAAATGAAGCGACAAATTCTTCCTCCCCACACACTTCCCAAAGATTCTGATGCCTATCTCAAGGCATGTTCAAAGGAGGAACGTGCACTTGTTGATCTTGCCATCAAACATCTTGGTTCCAGTTACTTTATGGAAAAGTCTCACGGGTATCTTGCATGGAAGGCAAAGTCATCGGCTAAATAGATATGCAACCCTATCCTCTTGTTAGTGGCCCCAATGTAACAAAACTAGTCCCTAGTGCACATCAAACTTCAGGAAGTGGTTCTTCTCTTATAGCTCCTCCTAAACGAACCCATCGTACTGTTCGTGTTGAAGTGAATAGTATTGACCGCGATCTTGTTCATAGCCCGCTTTCTACCAATTTCCGATGGACATTTCCATTTCCTGTCAAGGAAGTCAAAGAGGTTCGCCTTATTGGCGGAACAGTCCCTGTACCTTTTTTGAATATAGATTCTCAATGGAATAAATTCACTTTTATGGATAACCAGACAAATTATTTAATAACAATTCCAGTTGGCTCTTATACAGTTGCTTCTCTTCTATCTCGGCTTCAGACACTCTTGAATGGAATCGGTGGATTCAACACATACTCAGTTACTCAGACAAATACAGGACTCTTACAAGTCACTGCAACTGCAGGATTTGCAGAGTTTGGCTTTCTATTCGGATCAGGTAGCTATGTCGATGCAATTGACCCCAAAACATACTCTGTTTTAGACATGAAATGCCCTGGAAGAATCCTTGGGTTTGGAACAGGAGATTATACTGCGCTCAATGGAGCAACTGTGGTTATAGCCCCTTCACTACCAAGCCTTTGGTATCCTCTTGAGCGAGCCTACTTGTATCTGAGTTTTGATAGCACAAATGATCTTCGTTCAGTCTTTCGTGGTTCTGGTCGTAAAGAACCAAGTGCAATTCTTTATTATGATGATCTGAATATATCAACAAAATATTTGAATAAGGAAACCTATGATACTGTAATTAGTCCATCTCCAGCATCCTTGAGTCGTATTTCTTACTTGGAAGTCAGTCTCAGAGATATGTTCTATAATCCTATTAATACACAGGGACGCGAAATGACCCTTTTACTTGAACTCGTGATTGTTGATTAATCAAAAAATTGAACGATTGTGCTTATGGTTTATACCGTACAATGAATCCCATAATTGAGCTCATCACCTTTGGCTCTTCTCAAGCGCTTCGTGTAACACCTCCTCAGAATGTTGCACGAGTTGCCACACACTTTGTTCTTCTTCTTGATGTAAGCGAGTCTATGCTAGATGGAAACAAGCTTGAGAACTGTAAGAAGTGTGCAAGTCTTATTGTGAACTTTATGACTCCAGAGGATCGTATTAGCCTTATCACCTTTGGCGAGGATGCTTCTCTTCATCTAAAGTATACTCCTGCCGAGGAGAGCAACAAAGAGGCTATTAAGGGTACTATCCAGTCCATTGTTTGCAACGGATGCACAAATCTTTCTGCGGGTCTTGGCTATGTACGTGAGGTGTGTGAAGATACCCTCAAGACTGGCCTTCTGATTCTAACCGATGGTCATGCAAACCGTGGTGTCCACACAGCCCCAGAGCTTCGTCAAATGATTCGCTCTCTTTCTCATCGTTTCTCCAATCTGAGTGTTCACTGTGTTGCCTATGGCCACGATCACAACGAGGATCTTCTCAAGGGTATTGCAGAGGACACTCAGGGCTCCTACAATATTGTAAATACAGTTGAGGATACGGCCTTTGCCTTTGGCGAGACACTTGGTGGCCTTATGAGTTGTGCCTATCAGAACGTGGTTGTCCAGGTTCCTTCTGGCTCTGTTGTTCACGGTCCTTATAAGATTGTCAATAATACGGTGCGTATTGGAGATGTCTATGCAGGTACAAGGCCAATGATCCTGCTTGATATGCCCTCACTTGATGTAACAGTGACTGGCATGACTCTTCCTGACCTAGATTCATGGACTGTAAACCCCACTGTTGTTGTCCTTCAGGGTCGTGATAAGGACATTGAACTCACAAAGCTCCGTTATACGTGTACGCATATCCTTACTCGTATTCGTAATGGTGAGAGGAATCTTCTTCCAGTTGTGGATGAGTTTGAGAATGCACTAAAGGATGAATTCTTTACGGGTCATCCTGTTGCAAATCTTCTAAAAGCAGAGGTTGAAACACTACGATCAATGATTCAGGTTGGCCATCTTGACCACTATACACGAGTGATTGCCACTCAGCTTCAGACAAGTATTGGGGGTGGTCGTGGATTTAGTAGCCCTGGTGGTCATCGCCGTGGTAGCATTAGCGGAGAAGCGCACGAGGATCCTTCAGAAGCTTTCCAGAATCAGGCACAGACTGTCATGGCAAGCCTTATGCGTAGTGCTTCGCAGCAACCTTGAACCCGACGAAATATAGTGTATTAGAAGGATGGCACTTCAAGATATACGATCATGTCCCACCTTTGTGATTAATCTTGATAGACGTAAGGATCGTTGGGATAAATTTTCTGCACAACCCACTCTTAAAGAATTTTCAAAACTACAACGGTTTTCAGCTGTAGATGGGAGCAAGATTGATGTTAAAAACGATAAACGAATTGGTATTCAGACTCGTGTGAATATTTTTCGCAAGTATCGTCGCAGTGATTATGAGATTAATACTGCAGGGGCGATTGGGGCAAGTCTTTCCCATTTTACACTCTGGGAAAATTTCTTAAAGTCTGATGCACAACACCTTGTTGTCTTTGAAGATGATACTATTGTTGATGAACCAACTATGATGAAGATTGATAAACTCATTCCAACACTTCCTAATGGTTGGGACATGTGGCTTCTTGGAACACATAATTGGGAATTCAATGGTTCTCCGCTTGATGGTAACAAGAAAGGCTGGTGGAAGGTTCGTAACTTTACTGGGGCGCATGCATATGTCTTGACAAGAAACGGTGCAAAAATACTTTTGGAAGAGCAATTTCCAATTCAAACACACGTTGAATACTATATTACTGCATGTTCTGAACTAAAGGGTCTTCGTATTCTTCGCCATGATTCCCTTCGTCAAGGGTACTTTGCAGAAATAGATAAAAGTGATGATTCAGATACCTTTGATTCACGATTTAGTTGCCCAGTATGTGTTGTCCCAGATAATTTCATGTATACTGGTTATTATTTATCTCCTGTACAAGTGCATCGTGCTTCTGTTGCCTTACTTGCTACAGGTATTATTGGGTATGGGATTTATAGAAGCTGGAAAAAATTGCGTGGCTAATTTTTATAATTGACAGTACAATGGATCCTCTTAATGATTCTATCAGCAAGGTCGAGCTTCTTGAAGTGATGGGCAGTGATCTTACGGTTGTAAACGCTGCCCGTGTGAGCTTTGCCAAGGAAAGCCAGCTTGTAGACGAGAAGGATACGAAACTTATTCAGTATCTTGCTCGTAATGGTCACATCTCTCCATTCTTTCACCCACAGATCCGCTTTCGTCTGAAGATGCCAATCTTTGTGGCGCGTGAGTGGTATCGTCATACCGTCGGCTTTGCTCGCAATGAGGTGAGCCGTCGTGATGTAGATACGCCCCCAGAGCTCTATATTCCTAC